CCGGTGGAATATAAATCTGCCATGGACCGTAATGACGATCATCAATACTAGCCTGTTTCCAGGTTATGATCTCGTCAACAATGTCCTTACCAGTAGTAGCCGAATCATTCCAAGCATGAACCAAACTAATCTGATTCCTATTTGGGTGATTGACATAACTGTATATGGTATTCCGGTTGTGAGAATCTTTCTCCCCAAAACTGAAAGTTAAGTTGGTGAAAAGCATATTCTCCAATTTCTCCATAACCGCCCGAGTGGCTCTTTCAGCCATTGTGGTATCCAGGGGGTTTCCCATGTTCCTACTTGTTTCCAATTCCCTCAAGTTAATTTCATAATCAACGTGAACGATCGGTATTGGAATATAGTTGAACTGAAAATCTGGTCTGTTACCAAGAGCCCGGCTTACACCGTCCATAGAGATATCAGCTTCCAGATCACCAACCATATCATGCCATTCAAGCATCGTAGTTCCCATAGCATTTCCCAGCTGGAAGGTAAGACCTTTTGAAATAAGATCCTCAACTCCACCGAGTCTGTAATCTTTAGCTCTTACTACTGCCTCATCAAGGACTTTCCACTCATCCCTACGGAGAGTAGCATTCACATTCATGGGAGCTGGAACTACCTGGTAGCTCTTTATGTCCTCAGGATCACCGCCTTTAAAAACGGTAAAATATGAGGTCACCCCATCTTCACCGATGAAAGGACGCATTCTGTGAGGATCCAGTTTCTTACCTGCCAACATTCTGGCAACTTCACCTCTGGCTCTTCCATCCATACCAATTAAATCAACGCTTGTCTTCATTATTTTCTCCTTTCTTAAATTAAATTACCATAGCTTTGATTCTCCTGTTGTATCCGAACGGGCTGACAGGATTGTTAGGATCGGGAGCTTCTGAACTATCTGAACCTGAAAGATCCAAATGTTCCAGGGCAATAGCCACAGGATGTCCAGTACCAGTCTGTTTTTCAAGATACCCTGAAGTACCATAAGACTGCAGAAATTCCCCAATGGCTACATGTTCACCATCAGCAAGAATACCATAAAAGATATCTCCCCTAGTGGGAATCCAACCACGAACCCAATCGCCAGCTGCATAGGCATCATTAATTCCCTTCCCCTGCAAAGCATCCTCTATCGCTATGATAGGAACGAATGCTGCAGGAGCATCATCATCATGTACCTCCAACTCATCATCTGCGTTCAGAAGTAATAAAGCTCCTGGATAAAATGCCTCATGAGCATATTTCTCAATGAACACATCCAAGTAACTTTTCAGCTTAATAGTATAACGATCTATACTCATTTTCAGTCCTCCTCTTATTTAGTTTTAAGTTTAGCCCCAGTAAGAAGAAGCGGAGCTTCCTTACACTCGTTAACATTGAGTTCAACCTCTCCGGCTACAGAGTAGTCAAATTCATCAATCTTAACCTTGTTAATAGAAATAAATACTTTTTCAAGTTTTACTTCATCCATGTCATCCAGATCAGCATCGGACCAAACATCTTTCGCGTTGGTCTGAATTCCTTTAATCAGCTTCTCACGTCTTTCTTTCAGCACTTTCTCACCATAGGCGAGAGCGGCTTTTTGAGCATCAGTGAGAACATTCACCTCCTTGGTAACTTCTTTCTCAATCACGGTTGGAATCATTTTATCCAACTGATCTTCGGAAAAAGTTTCAAGCCACCCCCTATCAGTTTCAGCAAATTTCTTTGATGTGTGAGCTATCAAAGCATCCACTTTCTTCTTAATACAGGGAGCGCATTTTTCAGCATTATCTGCCATTTCGTGTTCCTCCTTATTTGAATTGTTATTAAACTTGGTCCTTTCAATGCCAGAACCTTCGGCAAGTGCTACGTATTCCACTTTCTTTCTAACTTCAGTAGGATTACCTTTTAATACAACGGCACCATCTTTGTATTCGTATTCCTGCTTATAGACCTTTGCGCCACCAATTCTTAACCGAGTCTCATAGACAAGAAAGTCATCATATACTTCTTGTAAGAAGTTAATTGAATCATTACTATCCATGGAATCAAGTTTTGAACGAGCGGCATCAACAAGTTCTTTGTATCCCTGCTCCGCATTAGCATTAAGCTGAGCTACATAGAAATCTTTCAACGCTTTGTTAAAATCAAGTTCATTCACATCTATTCCTCCTTTCTTATTAATACACAAAGCACTATTAACACAAGTCCCACAACCATCTGCAATAGAACAGGCTCCAACACCGCCGGGCAGAAGTGCTAAGTGATCTGGTCTGTTGTTTCGAGCAATAGAATTATATGTTTTACCGTGCCATGTTCCTGATATTTGTTCTTCTTCTGTAAACATCCCCAAACTAACCTCCAAGGTTTGACCAGCTTGTAAGGCAGCAAGAACAGCTGAAGACATTTGTCTTATCTTTTCCTCATTTATCCAAAGTTCAGCCACCAATCGGGATCCATCCATATGAGTATTATAAACATTCCCAATTTTCCTCTGTTCTATCATTTGAGGTGAGTTGGCTGATACATATACTCCCTCAACTTCTGGATGATCAATAACCACTGGTCTTCCATCCCAAGCCTCTGGAAACTTACTTAATTCCTCTGCAGTATAAAGTAAAGGTCCATGACTTCCATTATGAACTCCTTCTACCATCATAACCACAGGAACCTTCAGATGAGAAACTCCTTCATGTTGAATAGTCTCTACAACTTGAGTTGGTTTTTGTCTATTTTTGAAAATAAGAAAAACTGACATAATTTTTTCTCCTATCCGTTAATATTATAAAACTTCGTTATATCTTCAATGTACGGTAAAGCAATACATCTGCAATTAGGATGTAAGGGTATCATTGGTTCAATTTCGTCTAAACTAAATATTTTTCCTTGAAGTGCCAAACATTGACTGCAAACTTTTTCATCTTGTGCCGTCATCCATTCAGCCATTACTATCACTCCTTCGATACCCCAGTTCCTATACTCTTGGATAGCAGCAAGATGAAAAGCTCTGATCATTTCCGTACGAGCCATCATTTTAGCTCTCGTCAAAGCCGGAATAAATCTTCCCAGAGAATCAGTCATCCCTAAAGTACCCATTCCTGTTCCATCAATAGCTGCAACTAACTTGTTGGCAAGAGTAATCGGGTCTTCACCATTGATCATTCCTTGAGCCAATATTCGACTAATGTTCCTCTCCATCTCGGCGGTAATTCCCTTCAATTCGGAGAATACTCGCGTGAATAGAACCCCCACTCTATCGAGATGAATAGGAGTACCCATTGATATCCCTATTTCAATATCCCCAATAGCTACACCAGCCTTCCTTAATTCTGACTGAGCCCGTAATAATCCTCGTTTGTATGAATCAAGTATATAAGTATTGGTCCATTCATTTTCTATACCCCTACCTATCTGGTGAAAAGTGCCAAGAGTCAATAATCCTCTATCAACTTGTTGTTGTAACCATTTCATAAACTCGTCAATCTTTTCAGGATCTCTAAGGAAAGAAAAGGCATGTTGTCCTGGAGGATTCATCTGCAATGTAGAAATCCTTCTTTCTTTAAAACCAAAGCAATCCTGCTTATCAACTGCCAAACGAACCACCTTTACCAATTCAGCAAAACGAGTCTTCATATCCCTGACAAAAGCATTTCTCAATGCCGTAGTATGAGTGGGATCATATCTATTGGCAGCCGCATAAGTGCATATATGTTCTACTTCTGGCATCATCTTATTTGTGGTCTTGGTGGTCTTCCTGACGATTTAACAGCAGCTCCTGTTTTAGCTTTTCCTCCGGTTCCTCCTGTTCCTTGTACTGGAGCCGGTGGAGGAGCATTCTGTGCATCGAGAGTATCCTTCACTATATCCATTACTTCTTCACCTAATTGCTCATCTCTCATTTTTTCTGCAAGAGTAAGTTCATCTCTTGTAAGCCCTAAGCATTTTTCATTGAATAAATCAGGAGGCATTATAACTTGAGCCATTGCATTGTAAGTATAATTCCTTAAAGCTTCAGCTCTTTTCACTCCAATATCAACTTTTGCTTTTTCACTGATTGAGAATAGGTCTGCCCACTTCACCTGATAACTCTCATTCATAGTAGGAGGTAATATCCCCAATTCAATAAAACGATCAACTACTGGACGAACTATCCGAGGTTCAGCATGGTCCTCACGTCTTGCCTGAACATATGATAACCATTCAGTCGTATCCTGGGAACTAGCTAACTCCCCTCTCTCAGTACCGGTCAATACTCTTTTAGGAATTCCAGTCTGGGCTGAGATATTCTGAAGTATCACATCAACGTGAGGAGTAGGATCAGAAATCTGCACTTCCAATGCCTTCAGGTCAACTCCTTCATTTATAATAAACCTACGCAAATTATGTTCATATTCATCAAGGTCAGCCTGTAACTTAGTCTTGAAGGCTTCTGTTGCCATAAACTCAGGATCCAGTTTTCCATGATATCCAGGACGAGCACCCCTCCAAAACATTTCAGCATCTCCTCCAGTCACCTTATCCAAATCCATCAGGTTATTAAATACTGGCTCAAGTCTTGGAGTTCCAAATACTTCAGATTCCAAATTATCATCAGTTATATGAATAATCCTTGTATGATGAATTCTTACAGTTTGAGCGGTTTGAGTAGCAGCATCAACAATATTGATATTATAAAACAATGGTTTTCCATATCTCTCATTCTTTGCATTAGTTTCAAAGGATTCAATCTTTGCGGTTTCTTCCCCAAACGGCTTTACGTAGATTAACTTATAATTATTTCTTACGGCTGGTTGACTGAAGGTTTGTTGATTGGTCACATCATTTAATCCCAGTAATAATACTCCATATCTCCCAATACCAGTTAATCTATCAACTCTGGATAACAAGGTCTTCATTCCTAACTTCCTATCCAGATCATCCCAAGCTTCCTCAAACTCGGTATCTTCAGCTTCCTCTGGTTCAATCAAATCGAGATCCCCCGACCAAGTTGCCATTACAGGACGATCAATTATCGCCTTAGCCATTGCCTGCCGAGTATATCTATTATAGAAATCTCTGAATACTAAAGTTTCCTTATATCCAAGCGCCTTATATAAATCCCGAGATCCTTCATACTGAACCCCCATCTTATATCCAAGAGTTAGGCGATTGACCAACTCGCTAAATACCTTGATTTGTCCTACGGTTTTAGGAATAATCTTTTCAGCAAGATCCTCTCCGTTATGTTTAGTTCTTTCCATACTACTCCTCCTTATTTCTTAAAATCTTATCCTTATCAGCTGATCCCTTACTTGAACCAAAATAATACTGAACTACCGTAGTAAAAGAACTAATAAGAGCACCAATAATTAAAAGTAGTATATTCATATTATTCTGTGGAATATCAATTAGAAAAAGCAATGTAAGCATAATCACAAGGATTACTCCTATTGCCGTCCCTAATATATTCTGATATAAGTCCTTATTCATTATCCTAAATTTAACATATATTCATCAGCCTTCCTTGTTTTATCCTCCCCAGAATAGGTAATCAAATCACATGGTACTCCATCAGTTAGATCAGGATGAATCCACCAATCCTCAAAGTTCATATACTTATCAGGAGCAATATCTCCTACTATCATTTTATACCCTAATGAATGTAAATACACTCTACTTCTCTCTTTAATCCCTATACTATCATTACTATAAGCATCATGTTCAAAAGTAATTATGGCAAAACGACATTTTTCAAATGGTATCCTGAATAACACTTGAAGCGAATTTAGGGCTGGATCACAGTCTATCTGTAAATAGTCGTAGTCTCCTGTGAGGAGCGATGAGTAATCCAGTTTGGTTGCGTCTGCCGTAATTACCTGACTTGTTCTCTGTTCAGCAAATTTCTTTGTTATATTTGAATCTATATCTATTGAAATACCAGTCCATCCAAATTCTTCAAGTAATGCTGTATTATTACCAAAGAATGGATCTCCACAACCTATCTCTACAAATTTACCATTCTCTTTACCATTGAGTATAGTAAGTACAAACATATCCTGGTAGCATTGGGAATAATTGCGTTCTATATCTCTTGCTCCCTTAAATTTTACCTTTAGTCTTTCATACATATTACCATAATAGGTAAGAGGATTCTTAAAGTTATTTGACAGATTTTTCAAATTATTTTTTACAGAAACAATATGAATAGGAAGCATATCTGCCCTTTTATCCAACTGACGGAATAAATGAATAGATTCATCTACTAAACCAAGCCACCAACCTGATACGGCTTTCTCAAATATAAATCCATACTCACCAGGATAACCAACATTAGTTCTTAATTTTGGTGTTTCTTTATTTGTATAAATCCTCTCCCCTAAGCAAGCATAGGTGTAAGACTCTGAAAAATCCTTATTATGTTCACAGCATTGACTCATTAAGAAATAGGCTTCTGGTCTTTCAGGTTTTAATGCAATAGCTCTCAACAATACTCCTTTAGAAACAAATACCCTTGCTCCCTGACTTAATAAACAAATAGAAATTCTCAGTAGAGCTTCATAAATAAGTAACTCATCCTTTGCAAACTCGGTAGTACGAATATAATAACCTGCAGCAGCCGCCGTATGACCCTGACTTTCATACCAACGTCCCAACGCAAAATTGTATTGTCCGTTCTTAGTATCTGATATGTAATTTAATAGCTCTGTCATATTGATACTCCATTTTCACAATATTTACATAATTCAAAAGGTTCATTATAAACTGGTACAATGTCTTTATACTCTTGCTTGTATAAATTACCAAGTATATGTTTTAATCCATAATCCATGCAACAAAGTGTTATATCTCCATTTGGAAGTAATACATTATGATAAACCTTTTCCTGACATCCACAAGTAATTGAACCTGACTTAACTCTTACCTGATTGTAATCAACAACCCCTGCTTTCAAATTACCTGCTCTCCACCACATAGTCTGTTTTATGTACTCTGGAAACATTACTCTAATATTTTCAGGAGGAGTTCCCATTGAAACTGCCTGGTAGGCTATTCCTGATGTCATTATCTGAGATAACAAATCCACATAATCAGAAGTTATTTTATGCTTAGAATAACCTTCTATATCAGGTAGATGTAACACAAATCCTCCTTGAGCACTTTGGAATGGTATATGTCTTATCTTAAAGAAATCATCCATTGTCATACCTACTGCTGTAGTAAATAAAGAAACCCTGTGTCCCTGCTCGTTAGCATATACTATCATATTTGCACAATCCTTATTCAAGAACGGTTCCGTAAAACCAGCAAATGTTATAATAATTTCCTTTGGAACTTTATCAATAAGTTCTTTAAAATTCTCAAGAGTCAGCTTTTTTATAGGATCATCATATCTGGCTTTTAAAGCATCTTGTGGACAAAATACACAATCAATAGGACAACCACCCTTTGGTATGATAGTAGTTATCTCCAATGAT